GTGCTCGGGGAGATGCTGTTCCCAGTGGTACGCCATCACCACGCGGTTGCTGTGATTGCACACCTTGTTATGGCTGCGAGTCAGCAGATTCGGATTGAAGTTCGCGTTGACGTTAAACGTCACACCATTCGTGTCGGTTGTCATGCGACGACCTCCACAATGTGGGCGGCGATCAGAAACGGCTGGCCGTCTGGTGTTGATTCCACGTCTGGCGATGTTTCCTGCGGTGATACCAGTTCCGCGACCGGCTCGTTGAGTTCGATCGCGTGGATCTGGTCACCATCGGTCACGTTGGCTCGCGTGTAGGCTTCGAAGTAGATCGCGTCGATCGTGTTCATGAAGTCGATCAGACGATTTTTGCTGTTGCCGGCGAATGCCGCGTCAATGCCGACGCGGATTTCAACCATCAAATCGCCTTTGAACATTTGGTTTTTGTAGATCTCCCACCGCATACCGATTTCATCGACGCGAGCGATGGTGCAACCGGGGACGGGCTGCGCCACAAATTCGGTTGATGGTGTGTCGGTGTTGTCCTGTCTCCAATACGGGTAATCGATCAGGTCAAACGCATCATCTGACGATCCGACACCCATTGCTGTCTGAAACGTCGGGCACGACGCCAGCAACCGAGCCATTTTTTCGAATGCCAGGCCGGTGGCTCCTGTTGCGGCGACGGTAGAAACGGGCACGGGCGAAATCCTGAACGGTTATCTGTTTCGAGCGGATGCTCGGGATCGGTTCATCCTGATGTTCGTTTTACGACTCAACGCCAGCGTGATCAGGCTGCCCGAACGGACAACCTCGCCGACGATGTGCCATTTCTCGCCAGACTCGCCGCCGATGCGGATCAGTCCATTGAGAGACCAGTTTGTTGTCGCAGCAACCGTGACGGTGGCCACTTCGCTGACGTGTTGGCCCGCTGAGTCCAGCAGTTCGACGCCTTCGATGTCGCCGGTGTCGATAATCGCTTCGGACCACGTTGCCGGTTCTGCGCTGGCGTTGGCGAAATACTCGACGCCGCCGGTCTCCCCGAATGTTTCGAAAAAGACCGGCGACGCGGCGGCGAACACGTTGTCAAACTGATTGGCCATCGACTGATCAGACTCCGGTGATCAGTTCGGCGGCTTCCGGGTAAACTTCTTTGACGTCGACTTCGAGGCGTGCTCGAATGATCTTCGCCCGCGTTTGAGGCTCGTCGTATTCCTCGACGACTCCACCGATCTGGCTGCCGTCTTCGCCCCAGTGGAACGTGTTGCACCACCGAGGTCGCTTCAGGTTTCGATCGGACGAGTGGACGAAAACGAGAGCCTTCGTCTTGTCAAAGACCGTGGACAGTGATGCCGCAGCGGCATCGTTCGCGGTATTCTTCATCGCACCGGCGACGAAGAAGTGCTCGACATCGAAGATTCCCGCCATGATTGACAGGTTCTTCAGTACGGCGGCTTTTGGATCATCAAATCCCGCGTATTTGATGCGGTCAACGACTGCCGTACATTGCAGCAGATCCATCAGCCGATCCCACTCGATGGCCATCGCGTTCGGAACGATGCCCGTTCGATTACGGACGGCTTTCTTTGCCGTCATCACGTTGGCCAGCGGGTCAGCCGTCGCGTGAGTCGTCCACGCAGTGCCGGCGGCCGTGGTATTGCTGACGGCGGCCACTTTTGCCATGACCAGATCTTCGAGGTTTTGCAGAACCTGATCGCGGGCACCCTGAGCGGCCAGCAGTTCGCTGTCCCACCAGTCGCCGTAAATCGCGGCGTTCCGTGCGTCAACTGGTTCTTCCGCACCATACTCGGCGGTTTCGTAGGTGTCGGAAGTGCCTTTGCGAGCGTCGCGAGCGTAGGCAGCTCCGGACGCTCGTTTGACGTCCTTTTTCTTCTTGAGCAGTTCTTTCAGCTCAATTTTCGGATAGCGTCCATTCTGTGTGACGACTTCAATCGCCGGAGCGATCTGCAGGCCGATGTAGCCCATTTGATTGGCAGCGAGGTCGAACTCTTCGAGCCCGTCTCGGAGGTCGGGGCGAGCCTGACCGAGTGTTGCGGAAGGGGTAACAGCCATTGTTTATGTCCTCGGGTTGCGAATGTGTGATTGACAGAGATCGGTTGACGCGGCGGCGTTCAGGAAACGGCGGTTTCATCCCAGATCGGAAGGATTTCGATGTAGTCGCCGTCAGCCGCAGCGGCTTCGAGAGCGATTCCGCGTGGGTACGAGGTCGACGCGGCAACGTCGTTGACTTTGCCAGACGCTGCCGTGTAGATCGTGGCTCCGACAGCGATCGCTCCGGCGGCGATGGCAGTGACCGTGCCTTGAGCACCTCGCAGCACGACCGCGACGGAATCACCGTCAACGCAGGCCTCCGTGACGAAGCCGACTTCATCGGCATCGTCGATACCGGCAACGGCCAGTTCGCCGGAACTCAGATTGACCCGAGAGAACGCGGCGATCGTTGCTCCGGCGGTGAATGTTCGGGTTGCCCCGGTGATGACTTGAGCGTTAGACATGCTCTATTCCTTGAACTGTTGGCGGGAATGTCTGGTAAGGTTTGGTAAGCCGCTGAAAAGCGGGTTGATCAGGAGATTTTCGACGCGGCGAGCAGGGCTTTGTGTGCTTCCGGGTACTCGCGAACACACGCGGCAACCGCTTTTTGTCGGCTGAGACCCTGCTTTGTTTTGGCACTCAGCAGGCCGTTCCATGCGGCGACGGGATCGGACGAGTCTGTTTCCGTGTCACCGCCGGAAGCGTCGGCGTTGACGGCGTCAGTACCATCGCTCGACGGTGCTTTCGCTTTGACAGCGGCGAGTTCTTCCTCGAGTGCTGTCACCTGAGCCTGAGCGGCTTCGTTGGCGGCTTTCAGTGAGGCGATTGTTTCGGCCTGCTGCGTCTGATACGCCGCCCGAACCGCGTCGACGGTGGCGTTTCGTTCGAGTTGATCGACCGCGAAATCGTTAGTGCAGCCCGGTGCGGCGGCTTTGATTTCGGCCAGCGTGGCGGCTTTCGGTGTGGTGTCTGGAGTTGCTTCTTTAGTCACGGACTCGGCTCCTGTAGAAGGTTTGCGGAAAGCTGCGGACAGGCTGCGCAGAGCCTCCCGTTGTGATTCAGCGGACAAATTGAGCGGCTCGAAATTCCCGAGCGTGGTGATTGCCGGGATCGTGCGGGCACAGAAGCCGGCTTCGACCGCTTCGGCTCCAGAGAGCCAGCGTTCGGAATTCATCAACTCGGCGAGTGCTTCGGTTGTGATGCCAGTGGCCGCGATGTAGCGGGCAATCAACTGTCCATTGATAGTGTCGAGTCGATCCGCGAGGGCTCGCAGTTCGTCAGCCTTCAACGGGTCGTATGATTCAACAGCGGCGTGATGAACCATCCACCAGCCATTCTCAGCGATGACGATTTCATCGCAGGCGAGAGCGACGATCGTTGCCGCCGACATCGCGACCTCAACCTCGGCCAGCGTTGGTTTTGTCAGCCGTTGAATTTCTGAAGCAATGGCGTTGCCGCCGATTGTCGATCCACCCTCAGACAGAATCCGAATCACGTAGCGGTCGACAGGCCCGGCCTCGGCGACCAGATCACGGAACAGGTCCGGACTAAAACCACCCCAGAACCGCGTGGCGATGCGGTCATAGAGGTAGATTTCGGCCACGGTTTCCGATCCCTGCTGAGTCACACTCAACAGGTTCTTCACCTGATCGAGATCGTTTTCACTGCTGGGATTGGTTCGGGGCATTGGGTGTTGAGTCCACACTGGTGGCGTTGATGACGATCCCTTCGGGCGTCGGAAGCGGCAGCAGGTTTTGCCAGCTCACTGTCGTCGGGTGTGTCGGGAAGCGGGCATTGATTTCTTCCGCGCGGGCCATCGCGAATTCGATCGCGTCGCCGTACGCGTTGACGGTCTCGATGTAGAATTCGTCGAAGTCACGCCCGTGCCGCTTGGCGTGGTAGCGAACTGGTGATTCGTGACCGTTGGACAGTTGCACGTTGTCGGCGGTGGCGTCCTTCAGCGGGTCGATGTACGGCCACACCGGACGGTTCCACGAGTGAGCGAACACGTCGACGGACGCATCATCTACCGCAGCGGCGAGCGTCGCGTCTTCACGAACCCAGCGACGAACCAGCCATTCGAAAACAGGTCGATAAAGTTCATCGATCAGCCACGTCTGAAGTTCGCTGTATCGTTCGCGGGCCTTTTGCGTAATCGCTCGTTCGCCCGAGAAGTTTGTTTTGGTGCCGTCGTACAGAAGGTCAGTCAGCGGCACGTCGAGATTGACGGCCATGATGCCCAGAATCAGCTCGGACATTTCAGCAAACTCGCCCGCGTTGACGTTGGGGCTGAACGCCGACAGCGTTTCGCCTTCCTTGCCGGTGTAGACCATTCCGGGAGCGAGATCGACTTCAGAGTGATCCCATCCCGGATCGTGAACCTCGTCGATCTCGCCGAGATCTTCATCGTCGCCGCGTGTGTCTCGATTATTGGCAGCGGTGAAACCGAGATCGCGTTGACGCAGCACCGACCAGCAGGATTGAGTCTGCATCGCGACAAGTTTCGCGAATCGGATGTCGTCGAGCTGACCGGGCAGATCATCGACGCGAGCCAGCGCGGTAACGCCTCGGTACTGCGTGAACCGTTCCGGGAGGTAAAGGTGCAGGACCAGCGGATTGTCTGCATCGTCCCACGCCAGCCGCTGTGTCATGTCGTCGACACGCTCGACCGTCTGCGTGGTGTCGACGTCTTCTTTCGTAAACCAGTATTGCCGGACAGCTCCAGTGATCGGGTTCGGCTCGACGCCGTGGATCGGCACCGCCTTTGCCTGTCTGCGTTTCGCATTGCGAGGCGTTCGTAACCGGTGCCCTTCGAGAGCCTGAAGCTGCCCGGTTTTCTTCAGTGGCAGAAACACCATATCGCCGTCGACGATGACTCGACGCAGCGCCAGCGTTGCCAGCGTGTGGAAATTATGCTTTCGGCGGATGTCGCACTTTGTCTTGTTGGTCGACCAGTCCTGCCACTTCTTTTTCAGCAGGTCGTCAACGTCTTTGCTGCCGGTTTTCGGGTTCAGGCGAAACCCGTCTCGCAGCACGTTGGTGGTCAGGCGACGGATTGCGACTCCGATCAGCGGATCGTTGATTTCGAAGTGCCGCGCCATTTCCATCATTCGGAAATAAGCGTGGTCGTTCTTCGTATGGATACTCGCACCAACACCCAGCGCAGCAGTTCCCAGATCAACGGAACGGAATCGCGAGCCCGATTTTGCCATCCGGTATTCGGAGTGCATTTGAT